AATCTTTTTTTCATGACGCCTTACCGAGACTAAACAGCGTCATTAAATAACAGTCTCTCATATCCTGTCTAAGGGTGACAGGAAATAGTAACTCCACCATTTCCCTGATGGTCTTACTTATTTTTTATTCAAATGGCAAACGCTACTCTTTCGCGTCAACAGACGCAATCTAACTGGGATTCATTCTGCGAATGGGTGACTTCCACAAACAACCGTCTCTACGTCGGTTGGTTCGGTGTGCTGATGATTCCAACTCTGTTGGCAGCAACCATCTGCTTCATCACCGCGTTCGTCGCTGCTCCTCCTGTGGACATCGATGGCATTCGTGAACCTGTTGCAGGTTCTCTCATGTACGGTAACAACATCATCTCTGGTGCCGTTGTTCCCTCTTCCAACGCAATTGGACTTCACTTCTACCCCATTTGGGAAGCAGCTACTCTTGATGAGTGGTTGTACAATGGTGGTCCTTACCAACTGGTCGTATTCCACTTCCTCATTGGCGTCTTCTGCTACATGGGTCGTGAGTGGGAACTGTCTTACCGCCTTGGTATGCGTCCTTGGATCTGTGTTGCTTACTCTGCACCTGTTGCAGCAGCATCTGCAGTCTTCCTGGTCTATCCTTTCGGTCAAGGTTCGTTCTCTGACGGTATGCCTCTCGGCATCTCTGGTACATTCAACTACATGCTTGTCTTCCAAGCAGAGCACAATATCCTGATGCACCCCTTCCACATGCTGGGCGTCGCAGGTGTCTTTGGTGGTTCCCTGTTCAGTGCAATGCACGGTTCACTGGTTACCTCTTCTCTGGTTCGTGAAACAACTGAAACTGAATCTCAGAACTACGGTTACAAGTTCGGTCAAGAAGAAGAGACCTACAACATCGTCGCTGCCCACGGGTACTTCGGTCGTCTCATCTTCCAATACGCATCCTTCAACAACTCCCGTTCGCTCCACTTCTTCTTGGCAGCATGGCCTGTTGTTGGCATCTGGTTCACCGCACTTGGTGTCTCCACGATGGCGTTCAACCTGAATGGTTTCAACTTCAACCAGTCCATCCTTGATGCTTCTGGTAAAGTTCTGCCTACCTGGGCAGACGTTCTGAACCGTGCTGGTCTGGGTATGGAAGTAATGCACGAGCGTAATGCTCACAACTTCCCTCTCGACCTTGCTGCTGCTGAGAGCACTCCTGTTGCACTCACCGCACCTAGCATCGGTTGATAACAAGTTACATACAACTTGCAAGGACCCTTCGGGGTCCTATTTTTTTCTCTAATTATGTAAAGTTTTATGATTGAACTACTCACTTACTACGTCATCGTTGCCCTCCTCTTCGTTGGAGCACCTGGCGTATTCTTCTTCATTGTTTTCATGCCCGCACTTCAGAACACGAAAGGTCGCATGGTAGGGTATAAAGATCATAAACTATATGGTGATTCGTCCATTTACGAGAACACCCCAAGTGATAACACAACATACACCTTACAAACTCGCTGAGATCATACGTGATACTTGGCCACAACTGTACTACTTAAAGGAAAGAAAAGATGGTCGCTTCAACTCTAAGTCCACCGCAGAGGGGGTGGTTCGATGTCCTTGATGACTGGCTTAAACGAGATCGCTTTGTCTTTGTGGGTTGGTCTGGATTACTTCTTTTTCCCACTGCTTATCTCGCAATTGGTGGCTGGCTTACTGGCACGACGTTTGTTACGTCATGGTATACCCACGGATTGGCGTCTTCCTACCTTGAAGGTGCTAATTTTCTTACAGCAGCAGTGTCGACTCCTGCTGATGCTATGGGTCATTCTCTTCTTCTACTTTGGGGTCCTGAGTCTCAGGGAGATTTCGTCCGCTGGATCCAACTTGGGGGACTCTGGGCTTTTGTGGCGCTCCACGGAGCCTTTGCTCTCATAGGTTTCATGCTTCGTCAGTTTGAACTGGCACGTCTCATCGGTATCCGTCCGTACAATGCGATTGCTTTTTCAGGTCCTATTGCCGTATTTGTTAGTGTATTTCTCATCTACCCTCTCGGACAGTCGAGTTGGTTCTTTGCGCCGTCCTTTGGCGTGTCGGCAATCTTCAGATTCCTACTTTTTCTACAAGGATTTCACAACTGGACACTCAACCCCTTCCACATGATGGGTGTTGCTGGTATCCTGGGTGGAGCATTGCTTTCTGCAATCCATGGTGTTACAGTAGAGAACACACTGTATGAAGATGGTGATGCAGCAAACACCTTCAAGGCATTCGACAGCACACAAGAGGAAGAAACCTATTCAATGGTCACTGCCAACCGTTTCTGGTCTCAGATCTTTGGCATCGCGTTTAGCAATAAGCGTTGGTTGCATTTCTTTATGCTCTTTGTTCCTGTTATGGGTCTTTGGACAAGTTCCATCGGTATTATTGGTCTTGCTCTCAACCTTCGTGCTTATGACTTTGTGTCCCAAGAAATCAGAGCAGCAGAAGACCCAGAGTTCGAGACGTTCTACACCAAGAACATTCTCTTGAACGAAGGTCTCCGTGCCTGGATGGCACCTATCGATCAACCGCATGAGGGATTTGTATTCCCTGAAGAAGTTCTTCCTAGGGGAAATGCCCTTTGATGTTACAAAAAAGTCGAAAAAAAATTTCGGGTAAAAATTTGCCTATATAGTTTTTATATCGTCGCCGCAGACGGTACTGGCAAAATCCAGACAACCGTGCTATACTTAGGGTCTTCGGACCCTATTTTTATGTTCAGATATATTCTTGCTGGATTCCTGTTGGGGGCAGCACATGGTATGACAGTCCCTGCATGGGCAGATCCTATCAAAGAGAATGAATTCTTCACTCCTCATGCTCAGGGATGTATGCTACTCCAGGAGTGTACTGATCATGTCAAAGAGATCAGGACAGTTTCTGACCTTAACAAAGATGATTATCTGAGTGATGTTAACTACGATATTATTGCTGATGAGTTCAATGCTCTTGTGAGAGCACTCAACAAAGTTGGATCTAAAGTTTACCTAGCAGATTCCCGATACTTTCCAATCGGTCATCGGGGTGTGTATCACACTGTAAGTAATAACTTCTTTTTGAACGTTGACTTTATGAAGCGTCCTAGTACAGTCATGTCAGTGATGCGTCATGAGGGATGGCACGCTGCACAAGATTGTATGGCAGGAACAATCAAGAACAACTTCATTGCTATCATTAAGAACGAAGAGGATGTTCCTGGACTGTACCAGTCAATTGCGAAGAGTGCTTATGCATCGCAACCAGAGGCAATCCCCTGGGAGAAAGAAGCATACTGGGCAGGTCACACTGAAGGTATGACACAGGCAGCATTAGAATCTTGTGCTCGTGGAACCATGTGGACTGACTACGATCCAACCCCTTTGACACGAGAATGGTTGGTCAAAAAAGGGTACATTAAATAGTCAGCGAACCCCCACATTCTGGGGGTTTTTTACTGTAGTAAGTACCTAGATAGTGATAGTTGCACACACATTTTCATGAAGTTTTTCTTTGCACTGCTCGCTACACTTTTTCTTGCTACACCTGCTTGGGCTGTAGATGTTATGATGGGTGCCGATGGTAACCTAGTCTTTGAACCAGCGGAGGTAACAATTAGTGCTGGAGAATCAGTTCACTTTGTCAACAACATGCTCCCACCTCACAATGTAATTGTGGAAGATCACCCAGAGTTAGGTCATGAAGCCCTAGCAATGATGCCTGGTGAAGAGTTTGATGTTGCATTCCCCGATGCAGGTGACTATACTTACTGGTGTGGACCTCATAAGGGTGCAGGTATGATTGGTACTATTCATGTCCAATGAACGAGGATCAGAAGAGAGAATTCTACAAGTCATTGAGGGAAAGGATCAAACAATTACGGATGCAATTCTTATTTGAAGAACCATGTCCACTGTACGAACCTGAAGAAGATGAAGAGACTTAATCAGTTTACTTTAGACCTCACAGTAGCAATACTGGACTTCCTTTATAGAGGAAGAGACTATCCTCGCTTCTGGGTGCTTGAGGAAATTGCTCGGGCACCATACTTTGCTTTCCTAAGTGTGTTACATTTCAGGGAATCAATGGGACTACGTGGTCCAGAACACCTATACTTAATGAAGCAACACTTCGAGCAATCTGTAAATGAAACAGAACATCTTGAATATATGGAAAGCAGGGGCGGTAATTCTTATTGGATTGATCGCTTTGTTGCCAAACACCTCGTCCTTATCTATTATTGGGTCAATGTGGTTTATTACTGGGTGGCTCCTCGCTATGCTTACCATCTATCCTACGAAGTAGAAGTACATGCTGCTTCCACGTATGCAAAATTTCTTGCATATAATGGACATGATGACAAAATACTTGAGATTTTGAACGATGAACTACATCATTCAAAAGAATTACATGATGCAATGGAGATGATTTAATGGGTATTGGACACCGCTTTAAAAAACTACCACCCCCACCAAATTATGTTACCAAAGATGAAGTGCAGGAGATGATTGATGATGCCATACGAAAACATAATCGTAACGCTTCAATTATCAGTTTTTGTGTTGGGTGGGTTGTTCTTGCACTTTTTGCTGAGGGTTTGCTTCGACTTATTGGAGTTATAGAACCGCTATTCCCATGGCTGAATCTACATTTATAGAATGGATAGGCATAGTCCTCGCGTTTCTCTTTGGGGTAACTATGTTTTGTCAAGGACACTTTATCTTCCATCAGAAACATGGATACTCCAGAAAAGAAACCGAAGACCCCGAAGCAAGAGACAGAGTTAGAAGACAAATCGAAAAAGCGATCAGAGGAAATCTCAAGGATGATTCATCCTCACGATGATGAACCTGATCCAACAGCATACATGGGCAATTACAATTTCCCGCAGATGTTATTTGCATTCTGCTTAGGATTTGTAACTATGTTTGTCCTCGCCGTGGATGAGATCCACGACTTTAAGGGATGCCCTTTACCAGAATATTTTATAGAGAAATGAAAGTAGGAATTATCGGTCTGGGTCGTATGGGCGAGGGTATGTCTCGTCGTATGATCAAAGCAGGCATCGAAGTACACGGTTACAGAAAGAATCATGAAAAAGCTGCTGCACAATATGAAGCGGGTTATCTCAGTGGATTTACCACTTCTCTGGAAAGCCTTGTTCAAGTAGTACACACTCAAGAGGGAATTGTCGGCAGGGCACCTGGTGTGTTCATGATGGTAGTCCCTGCAGAAACAGTAGAGGATACAATCAATGAGTTATTACAGTTTTGTGTGGAGGGAGATATTATTATTGATCATGGCAATAGTAATTTTAAAGACACTCGCAGACGGGCAGACAGGCTTGCTAAACTTGGCATCTCGTATCTTGACTGTGGCACTAGTGGTGGTGTTTACGGTTTGGAGCGTGGATACTGTCTTATGGTTGGTGGTGCAAATTTTGCAGTATCCGCCTGCGCTCCAATCTTTAGGGCACTCGCACCAGGTATTGGGGCTGCCTCTCGCACTAACCCTCTAGATTATGAAACCTCTGCTGAGCATGGTTGGTTGCACTGTGGTCCTCCAGGTGCAGGTCACTTCGTGAAGATGGTCCACAACGGAATTGAGTATGGTATAATGCAAGCATATGCAGAGGGATTCAACATCTTACACGAAGCAAATGCTGGTTCCCAGTATGTCAAAGAAGGTGACGCAGAGGTCGCTCCAATGGACTGCCCTGAGGATTATCAATACGACGTTGACGTTTCTGAGGTTGCTGAGTTATGGCGTCGCGGTAGCGTTGTTGGCAGCTGGTTACTTGATCTTACCGCTGATGTTCTTAGGGGCAATAGAGAGCTTAGCAACTTCGATGGGGGAGTTAGCGATAGTGGTGAGGGTCGTTGGACGGTTCACGCTGCTGTGGATCTTGGGGTACCCGCTCCTGTTATCAGTAGTGCTTTGTATGAACGTTTTGGTTCACGCCGTCTTGGTGCTTTCGCGTCCAAGATTCTAAATGGTATGCGTTATAAGTTTGGTGGTCATGACGTTCGCTAATGTTCTTGCGTGGATATCCATACCCTTTGTATGTACCACCATATATTTCGGGGTACGAAAAGGTGAAAATAACTACTATGAAACCGACAAATACGATGGAAACGGAACCGCTCACTAGACGCATTGTAATCTTCGGCGCTGCTGGAGATTTATGTAGAAGGAAACTGATCCCTGCACTCTATAAACTGTGGCAGAAAAAACTTCTGCCACATAATATTTTGATTGTTGGAGCATCTCGTAGAGATCTTCCTAAGGATGTCTGGTTGCAGAAACTGGGTGACTATCCTCAGGAGTTTACTACTTGGTTGGACTTTATCTCTTGCGATCTTGACTGCGAAGAAAGTCTGATGAAACTGCATGATCAGAGTGCAGACACCACATACTTCTTATCTGTTCCACCAGAGAGGTACGAGAATGCCATCGTCAATCTTAAAGAAGCTGGGTTCTTGGATGACCCAGACCACTCCAGGGTGGTTATCGAAAAACCCTTTGGATACGATTATAAATCTGCTAATCATCTACAGTCTGTGGTGGAGCGACATCTACGCGAGAAACAAGTCTATCGCATTGATCATTATCTCGGTAAAGATACTGTCAATAATATACTTGCTACTAGGTTTAGTAATATTCTGCTGGAACCACTTTGGAACCGCCAGTACATAGAAGAGGTTCAGATCTATGCAACCGAGACTATTGGTTGTGAAGGTCGCTCACAATATTATGACACTGCAGGTGCAGTGCGTGACATGTTACAGAACCATGTCTTGCAGGTCTTATCTTTGGTAGCAATGGATGCACCTTGCAAGATGAATGCTAGGGAAATCAGACGTGAAAAGACAAAAGTCCTTGCCGCTACTAGAATGTCTAGTAATGCTATTCTCGGTCAATATGAATCATACCGTTCTGAAGAGGGGGTTGATCCTGACAGTCGTACTCCTACCTATTTCGCTGGTAGTTTATTCGTTGATAACTGGCGTTGGGAGGGAGTACCTTTTAACGTCATGACAGGCAAGAAAATGCCTTATGGATGTGTCGAAGTCGTAGTCAAACTCAAAGCACCACCGCTGAAACTTTATGAAGGTGAAGTTAATGATCGCATTGTTATGCGCTTACAGCCTAATCCTCATCTCGATATTAGGATGGACATTAAGTCACCAGGTCTCAACGATGACCTTGAGTTGGCAACCCTGACACACGCATACCCTCAGGACAGAGCAATCGATGGATATGAAAAACTTCTTCATGATGCACTCAGAGGCAAGCAATCTAGTTTTGTCCACGCTGACGAGGTTATGGAATCCTGGAGGATTGTTGATGATCTTCTCTGTACTGGTGACAAGTGTCCCATTCGTACTGCTCCTTATGTCTATAAACCAGGATCATGGGGACCGATACATAAAGTAGGAGATATCACTGATTGGGATTACCCTGCATGATACTAGTCGCTTGCTTCACACCGTTAGTCATTATCTACATAGTAATGAAAGTTGCTGTTTGGATGTCTGCTGTCAATGCTGAACAGGATTATGTCAGAAAAGAACCTTTACGAAAACGAGGACCCTTCCTGGAGGATGCATATGCAGACGTTGATGCAGAAGAAGAGGAGTATGGAGATCGCACAGACTATAGATGACGCTCTCTATGAGTATTATTCTGAGTTAGGTTTACCAGTACCCAACTGGAAGACAAAAAAAGATCCACAGTGGTGGATCGATTATCTGGATGACCTAAAAAACGATTGACACCCAGATAAATATTAGTATGCTATAATTACCCTATGCTTCCAGAAGACATGGATAGTATCGAACAACATATCCAGAAGGACAAAGAAATCCTTCAAGATCCAACGACCAATCCACAAATGCGCCGTCATATTGAGGGCGAACTGCATGACTTAGAAGAGTATGCAGAGCATCACAAAAAAGAGATTGAAGCAGGAGATCATCATGATCCAAACTATTTGGAACTCTTCTGCGATCAGAATCCTTCGGAACCTGAATGTTTAATTTACGACGACTGATTTATGCAACTATTTCTTGACACTGCGGACACCGAACTGATCCGTAAGCACTTTGCTACAGGAATGATTGATGGGGTTACTACTAATCCCTCTCTTATTATGAAGTCGGGACGTGATCCCGAAGATGTATATCAAGAACTAACAGACCTTGGTGTCAAAGATATTTCTATGGAAGTCGTGGGTAACCGCGATGAGATGTTTGACACAGGTCTCTATCTCGCTAACAAGTTTGGTGAGGTTGCAACTATCAAAGTCCCATGCACCTGGGACGGTCTAGCAGTCTGTAAGGACCTTGCTAAAACTGGTATCAGGGTCAACGTTACCTTGATCTTCTCAGCAGCACAGGCGATCCTTGCAGCGAAGTCTGGTGCAGCATACGTGTCACCTTTCGTAGGTAGATGCGATGACAACTCTGTTGCAGGAGTTGAGGTTGTACGATCTATCTCCGAAGTGTATCGTGTACATGGAGTTCGTACTAAGATTCTTTCTGCATCTATCAGAGACGTTTACAAAGTTACTCGCTCCTTCTATAATGGAGCATCAATCGTGACAATGCCTCCAGCGATCTTCGAGAAGATGATCGGGCATGTACTCACGAGAGAAGGACTAGCAATCTTCGACAGGGACTGGGCAAATGTCACACATAATAGCGATCGTTGAGTTTATCGTAGACACACCAATTTTGTTAGGCATCATGGGCGGCAGTATTCTGCTGCCCTTTGTTGTGTATACGTATCTCGTAGACAAGTATCCTGACGCTGACTGGTGGAAGGAGCATTAGTAAGTCTTATGAGACCAATAAGTATATCTACTTAACTATCTTGTCTAAATATTCCTCGTAACGTTACAATCTATAACAGTGGTTAAGGATTGACAAAGATCCTGGGTCATGTGTTATACTATACAAGCGATCGGGACAACCCGATCCTCCATCTGCGGGTAACCACTCCGCAAGTAACAAACAAAGAGGAAATTTCAATGATCAAAACTGCTATCGCAACTCTCGCCGCAGCTGCTGCTGTAGTTGCCCCGTCTGCTGCCCTGGCAGGTCCTTACGTTAACGTGGAAGCAAACTCTGGTTTCACGGGTTCGGACTACACTGGTACCACTACCGACTTCCACGTTGGTTACGAAGCACCTCTGGGTGATTCTGCTGCATGGTATGTCCAAGCAGGCGCTTCTGTCGTCTCTCCTGACGGCGCTGCTTCCGACACCGTTCCTTCTGGTAAGGCAGGTCTCTCCGTCGCTGCTACTGAGCGTCTGGGCATCTATGGCGAAGTCAGCTTCGTCGGTTCTGGCGACTCCAGCGTTGACCGTGGATACGGCACCAAGGCAGGCGTGAAGTACAGCTTCTGATCCATCAATTTTAGTTGATGTATTGTCAGGGGATCCTAACAGGATCCCCTTTTTAAGTTATGCTTTAACTAACCTTAAATACAGGGAACGTTAAGCGTGTTAAAATAGTTAAGTCACTACAAAAGACACGACAATGAAACAAATTGCACTTGCCGCACTGGCACTCTCCGCCCTGGCGACACCTGCCTTTGCTGGACCCTATGTGGAATCCAAGCACGAGTTCAAAGGAACTGACGACGATTATAAGAAGACTGTCCATCAAGGACGTGTTGGTTATGAAACTAAACTGGGCGCACTGAAGCCCTACATCGAAGCAGGTGCTGGTGTTTCCTACCCCGATGGTGGTGGTAGTGAAACCTTCAAGGCACTGGAAGTCGGCACCAAACTGAAGGTGACTGACAACTTCTCCGCTTATGGTAAGTGGGAGAACATCTTCCAAGATAGCGATGACACTCGCGACTGGAAAGTAGAAGTTGGTACCAAGTACAAGTTCTGAGGTACTAACTGATGAAACTCAAAGCAATCGCTGCTGCCGCTCTGGCAGCACCCCTGGTGGTGGCGTGCGGTTCCACCGAGAGTGCTAAGGCACCCTACAAACTGAATGGAGCGGGTGCTACCTTCCCTGCTCCCTATTACAATGCAGTCCTGGGTGACCTTGCTAAGTCAACTGGCAACAAAGTAAACTATCAAGCAGTTGGTAGTGGTGCTGGTGTCCGTCAGTTTACTGCTAAGACTGTTGACTTCGGTGCCTCTGATGGTGCTGTGTCAGATGCTAAGCAGAAACTGCCGATGGTCCACATTCCTATGACTGGTGGTGCCATCGTCCCCGCTTACAACTATCCTGGTTGTGAAGTAAAGATGACGCAGACACAACTTGCTGATGTCTTCCTCGGTAAGATCACTAACTGGTCTGCCTTCGGTTGTGCTGATAAACAGATCACAACTGTATGGCGCTCTGATGGTAGTGGCACTACCAAAGGGTTCACCAACTCTCTGTCTGCATTCTCTCCTGAGTGGAAGAAGACTGTAGGCACTGGTAAGTCAGTCTCTTGGCCAGTTGGCATCGGTGGTAAAGGTAACTCTGGTGTTGCCGCTGGCATCAAACAACTGGAAGGTGCCATTGGGTATCTGAACTATGGTTATGTAACTGGTGGTAGATTCCAACAGGTTGCGCTTCAAAACAAGGCAGGTAATTATGTCACAGCAAATGCTGAAACATCTTCGGCAGGTCTATCAAAGATCATCCTGGACGATCAGCTTCGTGGTGCTGACGCTAACCCTGCTGGTGCCAATGCATACCCTATTGTCTCCCTTACTTGGATCCTAGCCTATCCTGAGTACGAGAAGAATGATGATGTGAAAGACATGCTCCGCTGGATGCTGACCCCAGTCCAACAGGGTAAAGCAGACGCTCTTGGTTATGTGCCTCTTCCTGAGGACCTTCGTCAGAAAGCACTCGCTGCTGTTGAGACTTTGCGTTGACCTCCTACTTACAGCATGATATACTGGGGTGGTGTTTATACATCACCCTTTTTCTATGGAAAATCGACTTTTCAGTTCAAAAAAAGTCGGAAAAAAAATTCGGGCAATTTTTTCCCGAAAAGGTTTTTTTGAATTATTGGCGAAAATCCCAGAAAGGCACTATTGGCCTATTTTCTGTTTTCTCTC